CAATTATCTAACCACAGTACCTACAAAAGGTTACAATTATCACTGAGCAAAATTTCCCCTGCGGCTATACAGCCACAAGGTACAAAACTCTTGTGTAATTAATAACCGCAGATACTCAGCGTACAACCCAAATATGGGCGGATGCGACTGCAACGCATCATTTAATGGAAAGCTTATCTTCAATAACCCAGCTGAAAAGCAAATTTATTCAGCTCCGGCATGTCCTAAGGGTAGAGATTCAATCTCTTTTAGACACCCATGGACACCGTTAGGTGCCTAAACCAACACTGGTGATGGCTCACCATTGGAATAATCCAAGGTGGGACAACACAAAAAGTGTAGGCATGTAAAATCGGGACCAGCTGATACTTCTGATTGAAGAGAAATGGCCCCAATGGCATCGGGACCAGCTGCATCAGTCTTTTTCAAAAGAAATTGTAAAAGAACAGATTGAACATCAGTCCCGTCCAAGGATGAACCTGTCAAATAGATTGAAGGGTCAACCAAGGAAAAGTTGTAATTGTTGTAATCAGGGATGTTAAACATCAATGATCCATTAGTACGGGTGTCAGTAATAGCCATACCAGCAATACCATCACGAAAAGCCCAATTCCTATTTAGGAAATGAGCTTTTGCAGAGGGTGTTGGCAGTGCAGTACCCGCCACAGAATTAATGTAGCGATTTTGTGCACTGCTTGTACTAGTATCAGTGGCTCGCACCACTCGTACATCATCAATAGCATCATAATTGTCGGACGAGGGAGTGACAATATAGTTCACTCCACCTCTATATCCGAGAAACATTCCAGAGATGTAAGCAATATGTGGCATAGTGTTGAAAACATAACCTGTATTTCCAGAAGCAGCAACAATTTTACTTGCCGAAGTACCAACAAACGCTGTAAAATAACCAGGAGTGTATGGCATACGCTTATAAGCCTTTCTGACAATATTGTAGTTGCCATTAAGACCAGTAGGAAATGGTGTGGTTTCGAACACCATAGCTCTGTGCAAAATATTCCTGAGTGATCCAACACACTCACCAAAGTTGAGGGCATATCTCTCTGGAAGTACTTTACTAGGATTACCCACGGTGATTCGCGTGGGTGTTAAATCCGTTGTATCTTGACTTGAAGTGCGAAGAAACTCGGAACAATGTTGGCAGAATCAGGCCCAATATGGCCTGCAGGATTGGCAAACTCAAAGTTGTCCCCGCCACGGACAAAGAAGAGCAAATACAAAGAACCAGAAGCTGGAGCTGTCAATGTATTTAAAACACGAACCGTGAAAATGCCATTATCAACACCAGGGCGCTGAACAAGAGCATTGCCAGCAGTCCAATTATCTTGAATAGTTTGATCATGTTTGAGCCAACCCGTATCTTGATGGTAAGGAATAACAAATTCTATGTCATCCTTTTCACCAATATCGATGATTTGAGTGTACACGGTGTTTTCCTCAGGATCGACAGCAGCAATATTTCCACGGGGATCATAACTAATTTTAAGTCTACCTTTATGGAATTTAGTACATACTATCTTCACTCTGACAATAATGTCACCCCTCCAGTGTTTGAACATACCACCAATATAGGAAAGTGGTGTGTGATATACACGCTTTCCTACAGCTACAGCTGATTGATTTGGAATGTCAACAAAATCCCATAGAGATGGTGAGACACGCATGTTGAAAAGCTCAGTACCAGTTGTGTCAGTTGTGCTCCAATTGACAACTGCAAAGTTGCTCTCCTTGGTTTTAAGATATGCTAATGATAATTCATCAGCACTTCCAATACCATGAGGAGAGGGGTCAATAGACAGCTCTTGTTTTGGATCCAAAGTCAATTTTTGGATAGGTGTGCCTATGTGTGCAGACGCCAACATGGGCGCATTCATTGGGTGCAAAGCTTTGACATCCTCAATAACAGGAACATTTGTGTACCCAAATAATGAGGCAATAGAAGACATTGCTGAAGCTCCAATTTCTGTGGCCCTTGCAAATCTTCCAATAAGAGGGATAGAACTCAGCCTTGCAGCAACGGCCGCCACGGCCGAAGCTGGAGCTGATACCATTCCTTCACCATATTCATCACCTTGCAAAGCAAACTTTGATGTCGCTCCCATGAGCTGCACATCAGTCATCCATGCGTATGTACGTACAGTGACGCTGGTGGAACCACCTGTAACAGCAACAGCCAATGGTGCAAAAATGAAGAAATTTAATGTTCCCATATTTTGCACTTCAGTTGCTGAGGTAATATCCATCCAATTCTTGTGCAAAAAGAAACGTAGGGGCATTTCCCCTCCCGAATTGGACTGGGGGTATAGGAAGAAGCCTGGTTGCTGGGAGTAAGGAACTCCTAAAGCAACATCAGTGACAGTATTTGTCCTGATCTTATCTCCGACCCATCCCAACAGGGGGGAATAGCATGCACGCATAGCACCATATTGAAATGGTGTACCATTGATGAGGACCTTAATATGAAGGTTTCCACGCAAAAATGCGTAATTTTCAATTTTCTTTTTGATAGGTGTGCTATTCAAGAAATTATACCATGGTTTAATGGTTTTCTTCACACCTGGCAAATCTCCTGTAGACCACGTGAAAGTGTCGATAAGTGTGGGACGAGCAAGGAATGAACCCAAACTTAAATCATCCGTATTATCGACAAGTGCTACACTGTTTCCAGAAGATGGCAAATTCACATACACACCACCAGCGTTATCAACGAAAGTAACAGTTTCACTGATTTCTTCCGTTTCCAAGACACCAGTGGTGGATTCTACAGCTTCAGGAGCGACCAGCTCCTCAGCTTGAATGTTGAACGATTGTGGATTAATAATTTCATCTGGACCACATGATGAAATATTTCCAGTACTTTGAGTGACTGGAATCAACTCTT